GCAAAATGTTTTTTAAGTCAGACATTATAAAACCTCAAATAATTTCGTCAGCAATACCATACTCAATTGCTTCCTCTGCAGATAAATAGACGTTAACTTTGCGTTCTAACATATTTTTCAATTGAGATTTCGTCATTTTTGTTTCTTCCACTAAACAATTTATATACATTTCTTGTAAATCTTGAATAGCTTCCATTTCATTAACAAGATTGTGAAGCGATCCGTGATTGCCGCCCATAACTGAATGTATCATTACGCGACAATTTTTGCCCATCTTTCTTTTGCCGGGGGTTCCACTGGCAAGAAGCAAAACGCCGGCAGACATAACTTTGCCCATTCCGATGGTGCTAATGTCTGTAGTTTTTTGTACTAATTTCATAACGTCGTAAAGTGCAAACATATCATCAGCAGAGCCACCATAGGTTGAGAGATAAAATTCAATATCTTTCTTGTCTTCATCTGGCGATTCTTTATTCATTTCGTTCATGTACAAAAATGCATGAATTATCTCTGCAAGTTTTTCTTCTTGTATATCTCCAACGAGTCCTATGACTCGTAAATCTGGCTCGGGCGCCTGTTTTGTGGTGCCGGCATCAAGAACAATGATGTTTTTTTCCTCAAAAATATTATTCAACTTTTCCTTAATACGCTTAATCATATTACTCTCTTGTTACAAAATCTATGATATATTTTCTATTGTCTTCCAAAAAGACCATGGCGCTTTTCCAATCATTAAAATCAACTAACTGGTCAAAAAAATTTCCATGTGCTTCTATGATTTTTTTAATTGATTTTCTTTTGAAAGTAGATACCTCTTCATCAAATCTATAGCCAACTGCGGTTATATTTTGTTTACTGTCGCCATCTTCGTTCATTACGCCTAGACGAAATTCCTTTGCATAATAAAAATCTTCCAATGCTCTACTAAGAACGAATAAGCCAATCAATTGACTTGATCGTAAAATAATAATGCTTTTTTTTGTTGCATTTAAAAAATAGAATGCTTTGCATGTCACATATCCAAATACAAAAAATAGCACGTAAAATAAATAAGGATGTTCCATTTACTTATCCAATTTGACCTTAAAGTAAATAACCACTAGAAAATTACTCTCTAGTGGTTATTATAATCGCTCGTAAGATTTATGTCAACTATTTTTTTGTTAATCTCGCAAAAATTCTTTCGGTAAGATCATCTATTGTTTTGGCTTTCTTATTTTCTTTCGTTAAACGAGCGGCAACTCTTTTGGCTACTTCCTTAACAAGAGCATCTTCATTTTCATATAGGTCTCGGCCGGCGGGCAATTCTTCTTCTTCTGGTTCTAGGCCGCCAAGTTCCTCACCTCCCGGTGGCGGCTCTAATTCAGCTTCGGGCTCTAATTCGGCCTCGGGTTCTAATCCGACTTCTTCTTCCCCACCTTCAACGCTCACTTCGACTCCGAGAACATCCTGCATAACGTCAGCAAAACCTTGTGCCAATTCAGCAGCAACCTCTTCGTCTACGCCTGCGCCGGGCCCTTCAACATCTAATTCATCTTCGACGCCCAATTCATCTTCGGCTCCCAAATCAACTTCTTCTTCGCCGGGGACATCAACGTCGCCGCCGGGGACACCAACGTCCAATTCGCCTCCGACCTCTTCTTCTTCTTGTTCATAAACCGGATCACCATACATCTCATGTAATCTATTTTCGCCAACAGGAGCCATGCTAGCGAGTTTCATGAAACGACGGATCTCAGATTCAGTTAAAATTTCTTTCTTACGAGCCATTATGTAAATCTCCTTTAGATCAACTCATCAGTAATTAGTAAAGATAATTGATAAATACCTCAAAAAAGTAAACTATTATTAGCGCAGCGTTTTTTCAGCTTTTTCAATGCTTGCGTTTCTATCTGTTTTACTCTCGCAAATGATATTCCTAGACGATCAGCGATTTCTCTTAAAGTCATTCGACCATTTCTATATATAGATATCAAAGTGCAATTTTGTTCGTCTTTGTGTTCTATCCAAAGCCGACATTCTTTCTGCATACAGGGAATTTTTTTTGCATGCATAATCGAGAGCATGCCAATAGGCCATCTTCATTTTTCATAAGTCTGGAAACTCCTGTTCTAGTACATCAAATATATTTTCTACTTCTCCTTCTGATAAGGCAAAATCTTTTAGTTTTTGTTTGCCTTCTTCTGCTAACTTTTTAGATTTTGTTTTGCGCGCCTTAGATTTAAAAGATATCTCGTTTGTATATTCAAGTATGCGAGGATCATCATTTATAAGTCCAGTGATAATATGTCGAAAGAAGCTAGACTGTGTAATTCTCAAGTATTTTAATTTTAATACGAGTTGTGCGTGTCTATGATCATTCTCAGTAAAAACTATTCGCTTGGTTAAATTTCCATAATCAATATCATTTGTCATCTACCACTTCCTATTCATAATATGTGTATTGCTCTCGCTAAGTCCAGACGAAGTTTGAACGGTAAACTTCGCAACTGCATGTAATATATCTAGATTTTTAGCGCCAGAATAACTAAAGCCAGATCTAATTCCTCGTTCTAGATCTTTCAAAATATATTGTACAGCACCTCGATATGGAACCCTGGTGGATACGCCCTCTATAGAGCTATAGCGGCCATGCCAGCGTACTTGCGCTTCCTTGCTCGCCATTCCACGATAAGATTTCCATCGAGTACCATCGGATTCTTCAAAAATATTGCCTGGGGTTTCATCAGTTCCAGATAGCAATGATCCGCACAATACGGCATCGGCGCCGGCTGCAAGAGCCTTCACAACATCGCCAGAATTCTTAATGCCGCCATCGGCAATAATCTTTACATTGCGATCAGTCAATGCGCAATCTAGAATTGTTTGTAGCCCGGGGATCCCATGGCCCGTTTGGATCCTGGTAGAACAAATAGATCCGCCTCCTATATTGCATCTTACGGAGTCGGCGCCCCAGTCAGCCAGATCATTAATGCCTTGCAAGGTCGCTATATTTCCAGCCATTATGTGAAAATTTTCACCTAAAGCCTTTCGAAGTTCGTATAAGGCATTCTTCATTAAAATGTGGTGGCCATGTGCGATATCTACGCAAATAAAAGAAACGCCTACTTCGTGCAGCGCTGTGGCCCTATCAAGAAAATCTCCCGATACGCCTACGGCGCCCCCAATCACAAGATCACTAAGGCTGTGATCATGCAGAGACCGAATCATCTTAATTTCATGAACTTGTTCTTCGATTGTATTATAACGATGGATAATCGCACAGCCGCCGCCGCGATGCATTGCAATGGCCATTGAGGCTTCTGAAATCGTATCCATTGGAGACGCTATAACCGGAAGAGAAAGCTTAAATCCATTACCTAAATCTGTTGATATGTCGATATCGCTTCTAGATGCTATCTCAGAATATTGCGGAACCAATAAAACATCATCGTATGATAAACATTTCTGAAACATTTTATCCTTCCGCTTCTATAAATGATTTAATCTCTGGCAAATCATACCACGTCTCTTTATTTGGCTTGTTAGGCTCAGGCATTATTTTAATTCTAGGTTCCGAATTACCAATCTTCATAGCGCAAATTGTAGGAACACCTCGAAAATTTAAAATATCCTGTACAGGAGGATAATCTGCCACATTAAAAGCAAAAAATAATCGGCCGCTTTCGTCGGCGCCGGCAATTTGTTCAAAATCGTCCTTAAGCTTAACACAATAATGACAGCCATTACTGTAAAATTTAACAATTACGTTAGCCGGTTGCTTGACCTTTCCAGATAGAAGCTTTTGCAAAGCCCTTTTACTTAATCTACTAACCAATGTTTCCTCCATATCTTTTTCAATCACCTATATTCTCTTCCGAATTATCTGCTTGATTATCGAACAGATCGTGAGTCTGCGTAGGTGTTAGTTCTCTTCTATTGGATTCCATAATCTCGATTGCTTTTTTAGTCTTGTTAATGCATTCGGGACAAAATAATCTTACCTTTTCTCCGTTAACAACGACACTCCATGAAAACGCCATTTCCTTATCTTTTCTATCAAACGGTTTTTGACATGCATT